GTAAGGCAGCAAAGCGAAACACAGACAACACACCAGAAAGGCTAGCTGTAAAAGAGAAGGTAAAACACGCGCAATTGCGCTTTTTAAAACGTTCACTTGAGGAATATTAAACATGGAACTAAAAGTATTTTCAATTCATGACAAAGCATCTGAAGCATTCAATCAGCCATTCTTCATGCTCACTAATGCCGAGGCTATTCGTGCCTTTCAGAATATGGCAAAGGATCCAGATACTCAAATAAACAAGGACCCGCTTGACTTTCATCTATACCGCCTGGGAACTTTCGATAACATTACAGGCGAAGTAAAAAACGAACTTGAAGACCTTGGCAGCGCAGCACAATACAAAAAAACTGCACAGGTAACAGACATCAAAAATGAGGTGGCAAAATGAAGTCAGTAATGAAACATCAATTTAGCAAAGTGCCATCCGTTAATATACCTCGATCATCCTTTGACCGATCTAGCGGTCATAAAACAGCATTCAACGCAGGCAACCTGGTTCCGATATTCTTTGATGAAGCATTACCAGGTGATACCTTCAATCTGCGTATGTCGGCTTTCGCCCGTATGAGTACCCCCTTGTATCCTGTTATGGATAATCTATACATGGATACTTTTTTTTTCGCTGTGCCCCTGCGGCTCGTATGGGCGAATTTTCAAAAATTCATGGGCGAACAAACAGACCCTGGCGACTCCATAGACTACCTTGTGCCCACCATAACTTCAGACGGTGGCGGCTTCGATGAAGAATCTGTCTATGACTACCTGGGAATACCAACAAAGGTAGCCAACCTCGAAATATCTGCTCTCCCCTTGCGGGCAATGAATCTGATCTGGAACGAATGGTTTCGTGATCAAAATTTACAGGACTCATTAACCGTCGAAACTGACGACGGACCAGATCTCGAAAGCCAGTACACACTGTTGAGCCGCGGAAAACGTCATGATTACTTTACATCTTGTTTACCCTGGCCACAGAAGGGAGATTCGATTGACCTTCCACTCGGTACGGTTGCTCCGGTAGCATCCGCTGCAGCTAACCTGGCAGACCTCGCTATTGAGGATACTTCCGGGACTCTTCGGAAAATGAACGCAGCTGGAACTAACCTGCGCATGACTACATCGGTAGGCACTGCCGGCAATGAAATGTATGCAGACCTGGCAGACGCTACGGCAGCCACAATTAACCAACTACGACAGGCGTTTCAGATCCAGAAACTACTTGAACGCGATGCCCGCGGCGGAACACGCTATACAGAAATAGTCCGTTCTCACTTCGGTGTGACATCACCAGACGCCCGACTTCAGCGCCCGGAATATCTCGGTGGCGGTACGTCCCGGGTAAATATTAATCCTGTTGTGGCTTCAACATCGAGCTTGGTTACTGCACCTCGACAAAATGATATAGGTGACACCGGCGCATTCAGCACTACATCAATCGACAACCACGGATTTACTAAATCCTTCACTGAACATTCAATAATTCTCGGCTTTGCAAACGTCCGAGCAGATCTCACATACCAGCAGGGCCTTAATCGTGCCTGGTCACGTCAAACTCGATATGATTTCTATTGGCCTAGCCTCGCCCAAATCGGGGAGCAGGCCGTACTCAATAAAGAACTCTATGCTGATGGATCTTCAGCTGATGAAGATGTATTCGGATATCAGGAACGCTACGCCGAATACAGATACAAACCTAGTATCATTACCGGTGCATTCCGATCTAACTACACTGGAACTCTCGATTCCTGGCATTTATCCCAGGAATTCGCTTCACTGCCGACACTGTCTGACGCATTCATAACTGATGACCCACCAATGGAACGCGTACTCATAGCAGGCGCAACCGAACCGGATTTCATATTCGATTCTTACTTCAAACTCAAATGTGTCAGACCAATGCCGTTGTACGGTGTACCTGGCATGATTGACCACTTCTAATGTGGGGATCAATCATAGGCGGCGCTCTTGGCGCCGCCGGTTCACTCTTCGCTGCGAAGGAAAATCGCTCGTCCGCAAAGGAGCAGATGGATTTTCAGCAGCGTATGTCTAACACTGCATTCCAGCGGCAGATGAAGGACCTGCGAAAAGCAGAATTAAATCCTATTCTTGCTGCAAAATTGGGAGGTGCATCAACACCACAAGGCGCTGGCTACCAGACGCCTAATATCGGCCTTGCGGCCACACAGGGAGCTCACCAGGCAAACAGCGCGAAGCAAGTAGCGGCGCAAGCACAGCTCACACAAAATGAGGCTGTAAAATCAGGCGCTGAAGCTAAACTCTACCAGGAGGAACCCTGGGTTGTTGCTGGTGAAAAATTAAACGGTATGGGACCGATCGGTATGGCGGCATTAAAAGCCTACTGGGAAAACTTTATCAAAAACGATGCTAAGTCCCCTATTGGTGATGCTTTAAAAGGCGCACTCGATTCGGCTCCACCAGGCAAAGAGGGCAAGGTAAACTCCGAAAAAAAAAAGCCACTAGAAATCAGGATCCCGTACAAGGAATAACCGAAGAAGAAATGCGAGAAATAGATAAGCAGATCCGCGAACAACTGCGTAATAAAACCTACTGGAATAATCGACACTGGAGATAAGCTATGTCAAATCAACGTACCCCTGAAGATCATCCCCGGCCTGTAGTAAACACAGGTCCGGGATTAACCAAATCCGACATGAAACAGGAAGCTGATATCAACTTCATCATGTCGAAATATCAGAAAACCGGTCTGGTCTCATTCGTGAATGAGAACCAGGCGGAATATATGGAAGCACCTGAAATGGACTTCCACGAGGCTATGGAATACTTAGCCAAATCTAACGAACTCTTCGGAGAGATGCCATCGTCTCTCCGTAAGAGATTCAACAACGACCCCGGGGAGTTCCTAGACTTCGTCCATGACGAAAATAATGCCGATGAAATGGTGAAGCTCGGCCTAGCGAAGCGGGTAACCGAGATCCCACCATCACCAGCGGCAAAACAAGAGGCAACGCCTCCAGAAACTCCCCAGGAGGAGTAAATCTCTCCCTGGAGACAAATCCCCGAAGGGGAATGTTGGACGCGTGCGGCTCCCAAAGGGAGCCGCTTTAGCGTCGATAACCAGGCGGCGCCCTCGCCCGCCATAAAATAAAGTCGATTTTCCCACGCAGAATTGCTCGCAATTCGAGTAGGAAGAATCGCTCAGGACAGTACCCTTCTTGATGTAACTGTCCGGACTGACACACGTCAGTCCACAAACGACTAACAGGAGTAAAAATAAATAAATAATTGCTTGCAATTAAATAAATAATAAAATAAGATAAGTGCTCATTAAATAAAATACAGGTGCGCACCATTATGGCAGACATAAATAAAACTGTAGATGACACACAACATAAAATAAATTTAAATATCGCATATCATACTATCCGCAAACTCGACTTGACTCCGGCTACCTGGTGCAAGGTCAAGCAGCAATTGGAATTGGAAATGATGCGTATTAATCAACTTGAACTGTTCGATCAGGAATGAATAAAATTCATTTAAAACAATTCAGGAAGCATTTATGCTTTCAATATCATAAATACGCTGATATTTTGATAAACTCAGAAAAAGAGGATCCAAAAGATAGAGAAAAATATGCGTTATATGATAGAGCTATAGATTCTATCAATCTTAAACTAGGTATGAGACCAGGAGACTAATATGCGTAGACGCAGAATGAACAAACGGAGCTCTAAAAGACTCTTTCGCCGCACCGGTTCAGGTGCACACAAGAAAAACTTTCGTGCCGCCCCGATGCGCGGCGGTATCAGGCTGTGATGTACAGTGCCATGCTACAGCCCCCTGAATGGATTCCGAAGTCGCCACTTAAACGAATCTGGCAAACGTGGCATCGTATTCAATACAAAAGACGGCTACGTCGACATGCCCGTGCAACTGCCCTGCGGTCAATGCATCGGCTGCAGGCTAGAGACGTCCAGGCAGTGGGCGCTCCGATGCGTCCACGAGGGCAGCCTGCATCAAGACAACCAATTTATAACCCTGACCTACAACGAGGAAAATCTCCCAACGCATGGTGGTCTAATAAAATCCGATTTCCAGAAGTTTATGAAACGGTACAGGCAACACCTCGAAAGAAATGAAAACGGAAAAAAAATCAGATACTACATGTGCGGAGAATACGGAGAAGACAACCTCAGACCGCATTACCACGCGCTTATATTCGGACATCAGTTTCCCGATAAGGAATATTTTCGAAAAACCGATACAGGCCATCATCTATATCGTTCTGATACTCTCGATGCTTTATGGTCACATGGATTTTGTAACATTGGTGAACTCAATTTCGAAACTGCTGCTTATACAGCAAGGTACGTCTTAAAAAAACAAAATGGATTACAACAAGAAAACGCTAAAGAACTATTCGGTCTCAGCCCTTATCACCGCGTTGACTATTTAACCGGTGAATACTTCGAAGTACCACCTGAATACACTGCAATGTCACGTGGTGGTAATACAGGAAAAAAAGGTGGCATAGGCCAGGGCTGGTATGAAAAATATAAAGATGAAACATACAGAGACGACTATATAGTCAGTCGTGGGATAAAAATGCAGCCACCAAAATACTATGATGAACAATATCCTGATATAAATACCATAAAACAAAAACGGCGACGTAAGGCAGCAAAGCGAAACACAGACAACACACCAGAAAGGCTAGCTGTAAAAGAGAAGGTAAAACACGCGCAATTGCGCTTTTTAAAACGTTCACTTG